GATAAAGAAGCAATGATTGTAGATAGTTTTGTAAAACATACAGAATTAAATTCTATTTCAAGAAATTTTGAAAGAACGTTTGGAGCTGATATGGCTGAATTGTCACCAGAACTACAAACGGTGATAGCATCTATTGGTTATCAATACGGAGCTAACTTTATGGACAATCCTAACACTGAGGAGTTTGACCCAAAGACTCCTAAGTTTGTAAGCTTATTAGAGATGGTTGTAAAAGACCCAGATAATATTGAGAATTATACAAACCTAGAAGAAGAGCTAAGAAACTTTGGAGATGACTATAAGACTAGGCGTGGTAAAGAAGCGAACTTATTAAATCAATTTATTAGAAGCTTAAAAGAAAAAAACTTTGGTGAGTTAAAAGATGCATCATCAATTATACAAGATAACTCTGATATGGAAAACTTAATACAATTTACAGAACCAAAAGAAGAAGAAGAACCATTTACAAATGAGTCTATTACTTTCTAATGAGAGGATTAAGAACAACAGAAACAAGGCACACTAATGGCAAAAAGAAAACAAGACAAGGGCAAAGTCATAACACAAAATTTGGAAATAAGATGAGTAGTAAATATTATAAAAAAAGAAATAGAGGACAAGGATAATGGCAGAATCATTTAAAGACCAAGTAGATGCAATAACAGGTTTTGGTATAACAGAGAATGATGCATTATCTGACTG